CTTGGTAAGGAAGAGGTCTCGGGTTCAAGTCCCGATAATGGCTCAATCAAGTAAGATATTGTTTTTCAGTATCTTACTTTTTTATTATAGGCAAAATACGCCTATTTTAGGGAGAAAAACACCAGCTAATAAATAGGTATAAAATAGGATAAAACAGGAAAAAAGTTCAAACAAAGTTCAAATGAAAATCAATTTAAAGCTTGATACCAGCAAAAACAAAAAAGAAGGCTTCCCACTTGTGCTGTCTATATATGTCAGCAAGACCGACAGGCTTTATCGTTTTTCAGGTTTTTTCTCTACCCTTGAAAATTGGGACTTCAAAAAAGAAGAACCTAAAAAATCACATCCACTATACATCGGTATAATGAGTTACATTTTAGAAACAAAACAAAAGATAAATGATTTACTCAACCAGCGCCAAAGGATGACCGCCCAGCAAATCTTTGAATATCTCAACGGCAAGGATGATGACTTTTATAGCTTTTGGGAGGAAAGGATAGAAGAAATAACAAACAAAGGAACACGAAGCATCCAGCAATCAACTTTAAATGTTTTCAGGGATTATAGAAAATCTTTAACCTTTTCGGAAATAGACTATAATTTCCTCAACGGCTTTAAGCTGTTCAAAAAAGGAACTTGCTCAAATAACGGAATAAACTCTTACCTGAAAAATATAAGAGCCATTTATAACGAGGGAATTAAGCGTGGGCGATATATCCCTGATACTTATATCAGCCCTTTCAACAAGATAATGGAAAAGCCAGAGCCTACCAAGGATAAATACCTGACCATTGAGGAAATCAAGCTGGTAAAAAACAAACAGGATAAAACTAAATATGACAAGTATTTTCTTCTGATGTTTCTTCTTGGAGGAATAGACTTTATAGATTTGGCAAATCTTAAAAAAGAACATATAGTAGGAAACAGGGTAAAATTCACTCGGTTTAAGGGAGGAACAAATGAAGTGATAAACAACTTTATATTCCCAGAAGCCGAAGCTCTTATAAAGGAATTACAGGGAGGCGACTACATTACAGATATATTCAAGTCCCAAAACATCAGCACTGTTAGAGGGAATTTCACTAAAAGATATAGAAAACAATTAGAGGAAATAGGCGTGACTTCTTATTTTTCCTCCAAATCTGCACGATATACCTTTATCAATATCGGCAAGGAATTGCTGTTAAATCGTGATGTTTTAATGGAACTCACAGGACACGCAAGAGGCGATGTTCACTCTATCTATGAGGGTAAATTCCCTAATCATATAAAAGATGAGGTTCACAGAAAGATAATAGATGCTGTTTTTAAATAGAAAAGCAGTATCCTAATAAAGATACTGCTTCTGTTTAATTGTTCAAGAGTGAAAACTCTGTCTTTGTGTGTTGCAAATATACAAAAAAAGAAGCCTCAAACCCTAGGAAAGTTACAGACTTCTTGATTTTAGAAAGTGATGACTTGGTATCTGAAGATTACCAAGCATCCTGCTTTGTTTTGCAAATATAGAAAACAAGATATTGTAAACAAAATCTTTTGATTACAATTTATAACGGAATGTTGTAAACAAAACAGCATGAAAAACTCACGCTGTTTTAATTTTCCCCATGCCATTCTACTAACCCCAAGCGTAGCACGCAAGACTTCAAATGACAAAAAGAAAACTTTAAAATAATTTTCCTACTTGCTCTATTTTTATATGCTCTTTGTATCGTAAAATTTTATAACTGTCTTTGGTTATTAGATGAACCCCCAAATCATTATCATAAAATTTTGTTACCTCTATATCCACAAGCATATAATCCCCTTTCGCAAATTGTTCTCCATTATCTATAACCTTTATCATTGCTTCATCATTCATTTTTGCTGAAATTTTTTGTCCGTCAAAAACAAAATCCCACTTTAAATCCTTATCAAAACTTGGGCGGATAATCAATATTTTTCTGTCTTCTAAAATATCTTTTATCGGCTCTTTGGCTTCAGAATTAAGACTACTTATTGTTTTTACTACAGAACTGAACTCTTCATCTGATATGTAAACATTGGTTTCGTTAGATTCAAATTTAAATCCAGATATGTCTTTATTTTTTTCTAATGCTGAAATTTGTTTTGCAATACTTTCCCTTACTATTTTGCTTTCATTAAAAGTATTATAAACATTTATATTGATTGTCGTTTTATCTCCATTTTCAAGAGTAACCTCCACGCCATCATCTACTTTCTCAGTCTTTTTTATCTTACTTTTTAACCATTTTACAAAACTATATAAACCAGCTACAACTGATATGATTTCAGCACTTATGTTGATATTGTCTTTTGAGAATATAGAATCCAGTAGTTTTTCTATCAATTCTATATGAATTTCAAAACTTCCCTGTTCCAAAGCCTTGATTTTAACCTCTATTTTCTTTTCAGTTCCAAGGCTTCTATTCACTTCTTGAATAATATTAGATGTGTGCATAAGACATCCTATCAAGGTTTCTATATCAACCTCGTGCTTCTCGCTGGCAAATACTATTTTGAAATCATTAGGGTTCATTTTAGCAAAAATTGTTTAATGCAAAGTTACACAATATTATAGAAACTTTTTATTATAATTCTTCAAATCGTTCATTCTATTCATCCAGCCTTTAAGGAAGACCTTTTGTGTAGGGTTGCTTCTTACGATTCTATGTAGGAAATCCTCTCTTTCCTTATAGAGCCTTTGCAAAAAGTCTTTTGGTGCGTTATTCAGCGCTTCTATGGTCTTTGCACCTACTACGCCATCAGCTGTAACTCCCAGCATTCTTTGAGGGATTTTAATACCATAAACACCACTTCCCCAAACCCAATCCATCAAAGTATTAGCAATCGCTTGGTCTTTAATCAAATCCGCCATCCATCTATTCCAATACAGTTTTTTCATTACTGTGTCCCAATCAGCATCGCTCATTTCTAAAAACTGCATATCCTTATCCGAACCAAACACAGAACGCCAAACCGCATAGGTTATGCCCTTATTCGTGTGGTAACCAGTCTTTCCTTTGTAAGGCGTAGGACATTTTACCTTACTTGCGGTATCTTTTGGGTCTCTTGAAAGTCCGCCTTCCCATTTTAAAATGAAAGGTCTTAAATGTTTTATGTCCGCCATGATTTGATGTATTTATTTAAAAGTCGTTTTCCGCACTCGTAAAGCGCAATAACAAGTAACGCACTCAACGCCAATGAACCCAAATTAAATTCCCTTTTTACATTTTTATTTAATTCATGTTTGGCATCTGCGTATTTATATGTTAATTCCTGCGAAGCTTTGCGCCATTCCTCATTTTGTTGCTCCAGCTTTTCGGTTTTCTGCTGTTCGGTTTTTAAATCTTCCTCAAGCACAGCTTTTTCTTCTTTCAAAGCTACCACCGAAGCCTTTAAATAATCTATTTCCTGCTGCTGCCTTGAAACAATTTCGCTTTCCATTTCTGTGGTTTCTGTTTCGGATTTAATCGCTCCATCAGGGAAATATTCCCTTCTTCTTTTGGTCTTGGTCTTATTCCGAGCCTGATTTTCCACGCTGTTTTTTACCGCTGTATGTTCGGTTTCAGATTGAGAAATCTCTTTTGCTTCGGCTTCCAAAACCGCCGTTTGCTCTGTTTTGCTCTGTTCTGCTTTGTTTTCCATTATAGTGGTCTGCCCAGTCTGTTCTGACTGAGCATTTACCACCGCTGTTTGTTCTGTTTTGGAGGTGTTTTTTGTTACCTCCTTTTTTACGCTCCTGCAACTTATCAAACTAAGAATCAGAAGTATCGGTATTATTTTTTTCATGCTGTTTTGTTCTTTCTGTTTTTAAATGGTCTGCGATTTCTCTTATCACATCTTCCCTGTTTTTCATCAGTTCCAGCATCTTTCTGAAACTCTCATCGGTGCGTCTTCGGGCTTTATCTTCGGCTTTTTCATGGACTGATTTTGCTTCGGTAAATACAAGTCCAAGCGCTACAAATATGCTCACAAACGGCACACTTCCCAGCGGATGCGGAAAGAAATAAGGCGTTACCACATCAAAGATGTCAAAGAGAAAAGCAAAGCCCATCAAGGCAAAATAATAAGTCGCTTTGTTGATGGTTCTTCTAAATCCCTCCGAACTGGTTGCTTCTCCTAATTCCCTCGCTTTTTTTATTCCGAAATAAAGGTCAATGAGCATCGCTACCATTACCACAAGCCATGTAAAACACACCACAAACAAGGTTGTTATCAGTGTGTTGAAATCGTTTTCTAAATAGTCTATAATCATAATTTTAATTTTTAAATTCTTTTATACTTTTTTTACAATGTTCTTTTTCTATCATATCTAAAATCCACACCAAAACCTTTCCAGTCCTTGACAGCGTGTTGTCCCTTTGGTTCTTTCCCAGCACAGAACTTATCGTTTCTTCAAAATTCCCGAACTCATAGCCTCCTTTCTTTTTTAAAGTTAAATTGAAAAGTGTTCTAAACTCAAAGTTTCCGAACCTGTCAAGACTGACTGCTGAACTCTTGAAATAGCCCAAATCCTTGAATTTGATAGCCACAACCAAGAAATTCAGTAGCGACAAAGGAAGAAACAGCACCCACGCCAAAAGAAACAAGAAAAGCCCACCGATAAATTTGCCTATGTTTTTCATAACTTATCTAATTCTTCACTTTTCGTTCTCACAAAATCAGCCAAATACCCTTGGATTAACTGTAATAGAGTTGCTCTGTTGTTCTTCATCAGCCAAAGCATATACTTATAACTGCTGACCTTTATAGGTTGCATCTCTTCCGTTGCTTTACCTTCTTCATCTTTTACAGGAACATTGATAAGTTCATTCTTCGTTCCTCGCAGATAACTCCAAGTGTCCTTGTAAACCAACCATTCAGGCGTAGGTAGTTGGATGTTTATCTCCTCGCCAGTTTCTTTGTCTTTTAAAATCTGTCTGTAACCGAACATAACAAACTCGTTTTCACTTTTCGCATCCAAGTTTATCACTCGGATAAATCGGTTAAATTGTGGGAGTTTCGGATGTGCTTCCATTGGTAACTCTGCAAGATAAAGCGGAGTGTTTTCTACTTCATCTAAAATTCCCTGCACCTGCTTCGGTATCATTAAGTTTTCGTTCATATTGTATTGTTTTATTTTATTGAATGTTATAACTTATATCTTTGATTACAAAATCCGCAATGGAAAAGCTTGAAAACAGCGTAACAAAATGGATATACTTATCTGTGCTTTGTGCCGTGAAAGTAGTCATTTGCATTGTTCCTGTGTTTTTCATCAAAGCAAAAAGAGTTATCAGCGCCCCTTCTTTTATCAAGTAAACATCAACAAATCCATCTAACTCATTAATCTGCATCTGTGCTGATATCCTGTTGTTTCCTATTACATACTCTCTTGCCCATCTATCTTTCATTATCAAATCATTAGATGAGTCAGACCTTGGCGATGCATCAAGAGAGTCGGAGAAATGAATGGCTCCAAACGACCTGTCATCACGAAACACTTGAGGGCTGTTATAGACTCTGAACTTAAAAACCCAGTTTCTGTCCGTAGGTAACTCTTTGTTTATCCCAATAGAATAAAGTCCCTCTCCCTCGTGTGCTGCCATATAAGCATTGTTTCTGAAATCTGCAGGAAATACATTGGACCTAATCCCTGCGATTGTTCCATCGCTCAAAATGAAAGGTGTAGGTAGTTGATAGTTCTTGGTTATCAATGCTTGAGGAAACCTGCTTCTATCCAATGTTCTTACAACCAAGTCGGATGCTGGCACAGTGGTAAATCCTATATTTTCCAGCTGTTTTATCTTCTCTATGGTGTTTTTTATGTCTTGGGAATATTGATTGTTCGCAGGTGCTGTGGCATTGATGTTAGATAAAACATTCTTTACATTCACATTGATAGTCGCAGGAACATTGAATGTTGTAACGACTTTCGCAGAGCCTGAAAATCCTATCTGCTTCGTTGTAGGATTGTACATTAGGTAGCCGTTGAATGCCTTATCATTTATCTTATCCTCCAAGTCGTAGGTTTTGCTGAATAACTTGTTCAGCAGGAAATTCTCCACCTTGCCATCAGCATCTTGAACAAGAAATCTGTCAAAACTATCATCAGCCGACTTATCAGATAGTCCCTTGATAGAGTAGTAGAAACCTGCTGTATCGATGAACCAATTAGCGCCAAGAGTAAGCCCAGCACCATTTACCGAAGTGAGCGAGCTGTTTGCTACATTGCTGCCAAGACCATTGACTTGCATTTTCTTTGTTCCTCCTGCGTCATTGGTTATCACTACATATTTGTAGTCAGCATCGGTGTTGGTAATCGTTTCTGTAGCCTTTGCATAGGCATTGCCTACCACACCATTTTTGTCAATCGTAGCGATGTTATCAGGAAGCGTTACATTTCCTCCGCCTCCTCCTGTGGCTACTACTTCCTCCCACGCTCCATTCTTACGAGCATACTGCTTGTTATCACTTGGCGCATCAGGAAGTGTTTTTAACTTGGTGTTCCAAGCCTGTATATTCTCTGGTGTAAGATTTCCAGCGTTCGAGTCTGCTTTTAAACCTAAGTCTGTAATACTTGCTTTTTCGTTTAGTTTTTCTGTGACCTCATTGTTTTCTAACTTGCTATCATTCAACTGGGTAAGGATAGAAGCAATCCTTTGACAAGTATTCCCTCCTGTGGCTGTTTCTCGCCTTACTTTCTCAATATCTACTTGCGTTATCTCGTTTCTCATCGTGTTTTATTTAGAAAATATTTCATACTCATTTAGCAGAACATTCAGCCCACCAGCATCTTTGACATTGGTAAAGGACATTTTCCCACTCATTGCAAAATCCGAGCGGTCTATCTTTTCAAGTGCCGTTCTCTGTGTGCCATCGATGAAAAACTGGTTATTCGTGGCGTGTACCTGAATAAAGTTCAAGATGTTGCCATCGCCACCGCTTAAAAACTCATAACTTACCACTTCATCGATGTAGCTGTCTTTGATTTTCAGCGTAGAATTGCCGCCTATTCTGTTGTTGGAAATCTCTGTCTCCACTCGTATATCGCCAAGGCAGTATGCTGGCAAATTGGTCACAATCCACGCTCCCTCTTCATCGAACTCAAACAAATTTCTGTTGTAAGAGTGTTTTGTTGCCACTCTTATAAACTTTCGCCCTTGTGCATCGGTAGAGTCCAAAAACCAAACACAATTAGAGTAATATTCCGTTCTTCCAGTGATAATGTCCACTATTTCCAGTCTGCCAGTCAAAGGCTTATCTGCTTTGAATGTTACATACTTTAAATAGCCTTCCTTTTCAAAAACCGAACTCTCTAACTCTGTTCTATTTGTCCCACTAACCAAGAACACCTTGTAATCGCCAATAGGCAGTGTGTTGCCATACATAGGCAAGACAAAGCGATGTTTTACGCCTAATTCCAACGGATATGGATTTCTCTCCCCAAAATATTGTGTATTCTGTGGATTGGTCATATCTTGCAACTCTTCAAGAGTCTTATAGAACCGAACAGGGCTGTGATACCAGAATAATTGCATTACTTTAATTTCTTCAAAAATACAATATTATATTTATTTAGACTAAATAAAAATAA